TGAGGTCAACCTTCCCCGCGCCTGGCTTCCGGTCGGTCACTGAGCCCGGGGCGGCCGAGCTGGCCGAGTGGTTATTTCCATTTTGGAAATAGTTGGTTATGTGAAGTATGGCTGAGATGAATACGAGACACGGCGCCGCGCACCACATCGACGAGATGCGCGCGGCCGTGGCGCGGGTGGACAATGGCGAGTCTGTGGCCAGCGTCGCCCGCAGCTACGGCGTCAGCCGGAAGTGCATCTATCAGTGGATCGAGCGTTGCAGACGACCGCTGGCCGCGCTGCCGACGGAGTGCTACCAGGGATCGGCGGCCATGCCGGTCAACCCTGATCCGGCGCTGATCGCGGCAGGCGTTCCGCCGATCGTCGCCGCATCATTGGCGGTGGGGCTGGACGCGGATCCGGCAGTCTGGCGCGGAATCGGCGAGCAGTACCCGCTGACCGGTGTGCTGACGGCTGTGCAGTCTGGCGTGCTGTTCGCCGCTGCGGCGATCGGCACTCCGCTGGGGATCGCTGCGGCGCGGGCAGGCGTTGGCGAAGGCGAGCCGACGGTGTGGGACAGCAGGGCGGCCGAGGGCACGGAGCCCTACGCGTCGTATATGATCGCCCTGCACCAGTGCAGCGCGTCGGCGCTGATCCGCCTGGGGATCCGGCAGGCCGAAGGGATGTCCGGCTGGCAGGGGGCGGCGCGCCAATTGGCCGCGCTTCGGCCGGACCTGTACGCGATACGCGACCGGGCCACCAATGTGGAGCTGACCAGCCTGGACGCGATGGATCAGGACCAGCTGCTGTCGATAGTCGATCAACAGCTTTCCCGCATCAGAGGCGGCGCGGATGCGGTGGCGCCCGTGTCGACCGAGGTGCTGCCGCTGAGCACGACAGGGATGAACGATGACGTGTCAGCCTGACCGACGCGCAACCGCCGAGATGTTCGCCCTGCTGCGCAGGTACGCGAAGCAGGATCTGCGCACATTCGCCCGCATCTTTTGGCAGGTCGTCAACCCCGGGGTGCCCATGTTGTGGAATTGGCACTTGGACGCAATTTGCGATCACCTGCAGGCGGTCAGCAGGCGCGATATTCGGCGCGTGGCGATCTCGGTGCCGCCTGGGTCGTGCAAGTCAACGCTGGTCGGTCAGGCGTGGCCCTGCTGGGACTGGCTGCAGCACCCGGAGCGCCGCTGGGTGTTCGCCACTAACGCGCTGGACAATGCCAAGAAGGAGGCGGTGTTTCGCCGGTCGATCATCCAGGCGCCGTTGTTCCGCCAGCTGTCGCCGACCAGCGATGCGCTGCGCACGAAAAACATTCTGACTGTGCGGAACGAGTCAAACGGCGTCTTTCGAGGGATCAGCGTCGGCAGCTCGATCACCGGCGACCACTTTGACGTACAAGTGATCGACGATCCCAACGACGCGCAGCGCGTGTCGGCCGAAGAGTTGGACGCCGTCAACTTCTGGTATGACAACGCGTTCTCCAGCCGCAAACGCGATAACTCGGCCTTGGTGGTTATTCAGCAACGCCTGGCGCCCAACGATCTGATCGGCCACCTCCTGGACGTGCTGGAGTTCGATGCATACTTATGCATCCCCGCCCAGTACGATCCGAAGAACGTGCAGTCGTTTTCAAAGCTCGGTTGGAAGGACCCACGCACGATCGAGGGTCAGCTGTTGTGGCCGGAGCGCTTCGGCCCCGAACAGCTGCTGTTCGCCCGCAAAACGCTGGGTGAGGCAGGCTACCGCGCGCAGTATCAGCAGCGGCCTATGCCCTCGGCTGCGGGCGTGACCTTCCGCAGGCAGTGGTGGCACCGGTGGAGCGTCCCGCCCGACGACGTGATCAACTGGGTGGCTACGGTCGACACCGCCAGTAGTATGCGTAAAGGCTCGGACAATTCGGTGGTGCAGGTCTGGGCGCTGGCGCGCGGCGGCGTGGCCTACCTGATGCACCACGCCTGGGGTCACTGGGATATCCAGGAGAAGATGCGGCAGATCTCGACCGCCCTCGATCTGTGGCCGCAGTGCAGGATCGTTTCAGTCGAAGAACGCGGCGAAGGTTTCGCGGTGGCGGCCATGCTGCAGGACGCGCTGCGCCCGCAGGGACGTGACGTGCGGCGGTGGAGCAGCCGAGCCCCCAAGGAGAGCCGCATACTGGTTTGCGCCCCGCTGGTTGAGTCTGGGCACGTTGTTGTCCCAGAGGGCGATATGGGCGACGCGCTGATCGACGAGGCGGCCCTGTTTCCGGAGGGCGATCACGATGACATGATCGACGCAATGGCCATGGTCTGCAGCATATGGTCGCGCGAGCTGACGGGCGCCGCATATCAATCAGACGCGGCCAGGGGCGGCGCACTTGGGGTCGAGCGATTCGGCCACGGCACAGTATGGCGCGACAGCAACACCGCCGACGACAAGCGGATCCAGTATAAAACGCCGCGCCGGGCCAACGTCGGCGGGACGGTGCCGACACGGGCGCCGGTCTGGTATCGGTAGTGGTTGACAGCCGACAGCCGACTGTGCCAATGTGTCGCTGCAGTACAACTCGCGCCACCTTGGTGGGCTACGAGACGGTGCTACAGGAATGGGACCTAGAGGGGCGCAAAACGCCCCTCTTTTTTGTTGCGCAGGTGGGCGTCGTCTGCTACTGTGTCGGCGTGTGCTACGGACTTGGCGCACGGCTAGCTCCTACCCGATCTGATGAGAAGCGTTTTGTGTCTCCGAGGCCCTGGGGTGACTGGTACACTCCAGGGCTTTTTTGTGCGTGCCGGTTGACAAATTGTCACGTCTGCACTTGGCGCGATTGACAAATTGTCATACACTGACAGCATGCGACTACTCGATCGACTGTTCAAACGGAAGCATCCGCCGTTGTTGGTGGCGCCGCAGCGTGTCAGTAAGCCCGACGAGACGCCTGACCGTGCCCGCTGGATCGACGGCGTCTGGGCGACGCCGGAGGAGTGGATGCGCACGGCCATGACTATGCTGGCCACCGATCCCAAAATCAGCGGCTACGCGTCAGCGCTGAGGCACAGTATCCTGGCGGCGACGTGGACGATCGAGCCTGGCGACGACAGCGCCGAGGCGCTGGTGATGGCCGACCGAGTGCGCGACGCCCTCGGCCTAGACGGGCACCTGTGTTATCTGGCGTCCGGAAATTTCGAGCATGAGTTGGCCAAGATCGTCGACTACGCGTTGTACGGGCGGTACGTGGTTGAGGAGATCTGGCAGACTGACAGCGACGGCCGCGTGTGGTTGTACGGGCTGGGCGACATCGACCAGCGCACGATCGGACTGGAGCGGCGCGATCCGGCGACTGCGATCCTGACGGGAATCGAGCAAATCCCGTTCAACGGCGTGGGCGGCTGCGTCGTCCTTCCGTCGACCAAAGTGCAGATCTACACGTACCGAGGCCAAGGGGATGAAACCCTGGGCGTCGGTCTGCTGCGTCCCGCGTATCAATGGTGGGCGTTAAAAAACAGCCTAATCCACAGCCTGGACGCGGGCGCGCACCGATGGGCGATACCCACGCCGATGGTCACGTTTGATCGGGAGCTGCTTCGGTCGCTGTACACCGACACCGAGATCCGCGCCTTTTCTGAGAATGTCGGCAAATGGGCCGAGCAGTACAGCGCCGGCGAAACAGGCTTTGTTCAGACTCCAGCCGGGATCAACTTGACCCTGTACGGCGGTACTTTCGATCCGTCCCGCATGATCACGGCGATCCAAACCTGCGACCAGGAGATCAGCAGCGCGTTCCTCACCACGTGGATGGAGCTCGGCCTGGGCGAGGTCGGATCGCGCAGCGTCGGTGAGATCCAGTGGAACGCGTACAAGGCGTCGATTAGCAACTACTTAGACGCGATCGCTGCGGTCTGGAACGGGCCAAACCGTCCAGGCGGTGGCACGATCGCGCGGCTGTTGCTGCAGCAGTTCGCGGCAAACGAGATCCCGCCGGAGCTGCTGCCGCGTCTGCGTCACCGTGGCGTCAGCGTGGATGCGTTCCGGGACCTGATCGGCGTGCTCCCGCAGTTGGTCACCGCCAACCTGGTGACGCCAACCGATGACCTGGAGCGCCGGATCCGGCGTGAGGTCGGGCTTGATCCGTTGTCGACCCCGCAGCGTGATCCGGCGGAGCGCCTGGGCACGGCCGATGGTCAACCAATATCAGTGGCGGTGCGCGAATCACAGGGCGGGCGGCCGTCCGCTTCGGGGGTGGTAGATGGCTAACGAAGATTTTGAGCCGGCCTATCTGTGGAACGAGGCCCCCGTGCCGATGGCACTGGCGGTGACCGAGACAGCACCTGGTCGCCTGGCGATCCGAGGACCACTGAGCACCGATCCGCTGGGCTTCGGCGACTCCGCCAACTATGCAGCGATCCGCGCGTGGGTTGAGGCCCAGGACGCAGGCGCTGAGCTGGTGCTGGACATCGACAGCCCTGGGGGCGACGTCGCCGGACTGGAAGCTTTGGCGGCAGTGATCGCCGCTCACCCTGGGCCGACAGTGGCCCTGGTCACGGGCGCGGCAGGATCGGCCGCGTATTGGCTGGCCAGCAGTTGTGACCGTGTGGTCGCGTGGCCGTCTGCCGTGGTCGGTAGTGTCGGCGCAATGCTCCCTATCTACGACGGCGGCGACGTGCACGACGTGGTCGCCGCGCGCAGCGCACGGAAAAACGCAGCCGACGATCCACAGTGGCAGGAGTTGGTCGACGACAGCTGCGACCGCTTTCTGCGGCACGTGGCGCGGGCCCGTGGGTGGGCCGAGGACGATTTGGACGCCGTAGCTGAGCGCTGCGGCAATGGCAAGCTAATGACCGCCAGCGAGGCTTTGAAGCGCGGGCTGGTCGACAACCTGGTGAGGGAGGGATCTATGGACCCCAACGAGATGCCCGAAGTAGTGCCAGCCGAAGAGCAGCAGCCGAAATCTGCTGAGGAAGAACTGGCCGAACACCGTGCACGCCTGGACGAGCTGCAGCGCCGGATTGAGGAACTGCAGGCAGACGTGGACAACCTCAAGCGAGAGAAGGCCGACGAGGCCGCCGACGAGGCCGCCGACGAAGCCGCTGATGCCGCGCAGGAAGCCGCGTGCAAACCTAAGGCCGACGCCAAATTGGCCGCGCTCACCCGCCAAGTCGCCGAGATGCGCACCGCGCAGCGCGACGATCTGGTGGCTCGCCTGGTCGCCTGCGGCAAGCTCGACAGCGCTGACGCTGACGTGGCGCGTCTGGTCTACGACGTCAACCCGCGCCTGTTCACCCAACGCTACGGCCGCCCTGCAGCGATCGCAGCGCCGGTCACCCGCATCAGTAGCGGTGTAGCTGCACCTGCAGCCAGCACGCCCGCCGATCCGACTCAGGCAGCATTTGCCGCCCTTGGTCGCGGCGAGAAGAAGTCTTTTGTCCAGCTCTACAAAGAGGCAGGAGGTAAGTAGTCATGGGTATGATCTCGCGTTACTACAGCGGCACCGACAGCCTGGTGGGGCTGGTGGTTGCCGATGGTCTGACCGAGGGCACCTGCGTGGCCTGCGACGGCTCCAGCGAGCCCCTCGGAATCGCAGTTGATCAGGATCCGTCCGGCCGTGTCGATATCGCCACCCAGGGCGAACACGCTTTCGCCTACGCCAACGCGGCGATCGCTTTCGACGCGTCCAATTTCGTGGGCGTGGCCAGCAGCGGCAAAGTCGCTACTGTCAACCCTGCCACCGCCGAGGACAGCGGCTACATCCTCGGCATGCTGGTGCGTCCTCACGGCGAAGCGATCGCCAAAGACGCCCTGGTCGAAGTGGCGATCAATATCCACTACCTGTCCGTCGCTGCGTCGGGCGGCGAGGGTTAAGGAGGGTTGAGAGATGGGCGTGAATACACCTACCGCGCTGTTTCCGTCGTTCGCCAAGCTGTGCGAGAACAACCGCCTGATCGAGGGCGTGCTGTACGATTTGGGCAACGATGACAGCGACTACCTGGCCGGCAAGATCGTGGCGCCGGTGGCGTTCCCGCAGGGCGGCCAGCTGGGCGAGATGAACATCGACGGGCGCGCGCTGCACGGCATGATCACCCGTATGTCGCTGTGGGGTGCCTACGGCACCGGCCGTAAGACCTCGGTGGCGTTCGGCGAGCGGGCGGTTCCTGTTGAGGGGCGCGAGCTCGATCCCTTGATCTACAACGGCGAAAAGCTTTTTGCATCCTACAAGATCCCCGTCGAGAAGGTCTCCGAGATCGAAGAGTGGGGCATCGATGCGTTCAAAGAAACCTTGGACATCCCGCGCCGCCAGCTGTTGATCGACCGTGAGGTCAACTGGGCGAACCTGTTCTCCACGACCGCCAACTGGTCGACCACCCTGGTGGCCGGGAAAACGTTGGCGGGCAGCGGTACCGCGCACCCCTGGGACACCTCGGCGTCGAACCCCGTGCACGATATTCAGCTTGTCCGTGCCGCTGTCGACAAATTCGGCCGCGCGGATACGATGATCTTGGGCGTCGACGCTGCCAACGTGCTGGTCGACAACTCGGCTTTCAATACGACCAGGCAGCTGACCGTTGACCGCGCGATCCTGACCGAAGACCAGCTGGCCGAGATCATCAAAGCCCGCTTTGGGTTCGACAACGTCTACATTGGCCACGCTGTCGGCGAAAACTCCACCGTCCCCGGCACGTCGTCCACCAGCACCATCTGGGGCTCGACGGTCTGGATCGGTCGCCTGGGCGAGACGCCTCGCGCAACCAGTGGCGGCGCAGTCACGGCGCGGCGTTCGGCGGTCGTCAACGTGGTCGCGCAGCAGCTGTATGCTGACGTGGTTGGACCGAAGATCAACGCCGAGTCCGACGACAGCTATATTGCGCGCGTGCGTATGATCGAATCGCTCAACGTGGTTTATCCCCAGTTGGGCGCCACGATCACCGGGATCCTGTCGTAAGGAGGGTGCTATGGCCTCGCGGCTGTGCGTAGATTCTGCCGGTCAAACGGTCGCCGTTGTCGGCTGCGACAACGTGTTCGAGCTGGTGCTGCCACAGCCCAGCAACAGTACGCCGACGGGCACGATCACGATACGCGGGGCTGACACCACCCTGACTTTCACCGGCCAGGCGCCGCTGGAGATCACGTCGCTCGGTGCTGGGCGTCGGTCGCTGACGCTTGGCACGGCGCCTTCGGTGCAGTTGGCCGGTCGCACCGGGCAGGCCTGGGTCGTCACGGATTCGATCTGCTGGTCCTGCCGTGTGCAGTCCTACTCCGTGGACGCCAACACCACCGTGGCGACGTTGGCCGATCCACTGCCCGCCGTCCTGCCTTCGGGAGTGACGGCGCGCCTGTACTATGGCTATTGGGCGGCGACGCTGCCGGTGCAGCAGGCACCTGTGGCGGGCTGTCTGATACGGGTGACGTACCAACCAGTGGCGCGGGTAGGGCAGCCCGACGCAACGCTGACGTTCCTTGCGGCGTACGTCCACCAGATTTTTGACACTGGTCTGACCCCGCAAAATCTGCGCGCCTTCTTCAATGGGCTTCCATCGGCGCCGACGACCGACGCAGGGCTTGAGCCGGCGATCTCGGCAGGCCTGGACGACCTGGTGGCGCATCTTCGGGTGGCGCTCGCTGACCGCCAGCTGACCGAGGCTGACGTGCCTGCGCCGTCCGCCTTGCTGCAGGCCCACCGGCTGTACGCAGCCGCGCACGTCTACGCGCTAACCAACCGCGACCTGCACGACTCGCTGTTCCGCGACGCTCGCGCCGCAGCTGATGCTGCTCTCCGGCACCTGTGGATCGATGTCGACGGTAGCGGAACTCCGACGCCTCCGGACACCGAGAACATCACCGGCCTGCGGTCGCGCGATCTGGCCTACAGCCTGCCGCCGAAGCGGAGGCGGTGGCCGTGGGTGGGACTGTACCGATGAGCCGACAGAGCATCCAGCCCGTGATCCAAGCGGTGATCGACCGCGTGCAGTCGCTGCAGCCGACACTGCTGGCCGAGACGACGTTTTCCTGCCCGGTCTGCAACCTCGGTGCGGATTCCGCCGAGGAGTGGATCGAGGATCTCGCCCGCGAGACGCGCGAGTTTGTCGTGTTTGTCAGCGGCCTGCCGGCGCTATCGGAGGCCAACGCGCCCTGCCACGTGCGCGGTACAATATCAGTGGCGGTTGTCTACCGTGCCGATCTGCCAGACGATTTGCGGGACGTGTTGATCTACGACGACTGCAATACGATTATTTCGGGCGTGATAGCCCGGCCTGATCTGTGGGGCGGGGCTGACGGTGTCTGGCCTGCGCAGACCGGCGCCAGTGTAGCGACTGTGGACGACGCCGAGGGCAATACGCAGCTGTACGTGCTGACGATTCCGTTCGACGTGTGGACACACTGACAGGAGGTTTTTCCGTGCCCAGTTCAGCAATCAAACGGTTGGAGATCGCTAAAGAATCCAGCTACTGCAATCGAAACTCCAGCGGCGTGCCGTCGACCACAGGCTTGACGTTCGCCCCGGTGGAGTTCGCGGACGCCGCCCAGGTGGTGGCCATCGGCAATACGACCACCACGCAGGCCACTGCCTCGCACCCCGGGTTCGTCACGTACCCCGGGGATCCGTTGATCGATCCGACCACGGGGCAGGCGGTGCGCAGTGGTACGCTGACCATCGATTTCTACCTGCGCGGAGGCCTGACCAGCAGCACCGAGGCGCAGTCACTGCTGCTGTTGTTCGGCACTCGCCTGCGCCGAAAATATGAGTCGGCGACCTACGCCGCAACGACCACGATCAGCACTGCCGGTCAGCCGACCTTTAGCAGCTCGGTGACCTTTCCGGCGTTCTTCGGCTACAACCTCGCTGACGGTCGCGTGTCGTACGGCGTGACCACCAGCACGGGGGCGACGCCTGCGGCGGAGCCTCGCCCGTCCTACGCCTCGGCGCTGACGACTGAGGCGATTTTTCCTGGCGGGAGCGGCACCGGATATATTGCCGGCTACTACGTGCAGGCGGGTGGCGGCGAGCAGGCGCTGGACTACAGCACCGGGCGCTACACAGTGGCCCTGCGTATCAGTGGCGATGGGTGGCAGCAGGTCTGCTACGGCTGCAGCCTGACCGCGCTGACCATCTCGGCCGACGGTGACGGAAGGGCGATCAAATGCAGCTGCACGATTGACTGCCCCTGCGTGCTGGACGTGGAGACGCCGGTGGCGGGCACGTGGCCGACTGTGTCTGGTGGCCCAGTGCTGCACAGCCTGGGCAGCCCTGCGGTGATCAACGCAGCAGGCAGCGCCACTGATTTTGATTCGCCGCAGTGCATCAGCCAGTGGTCGCTGGCGCTCACGTGGACGACTGCGGGTGCCTCCTGCGGGACGTACTGGCAAGGCCGCGCACCGTTGGAGGGCACCAACCTTGACGCCCAACTGACGCTGACGATCGGCCGAGATGCCGCCGAGTCGCGCGAGTTCTTCGCCGACGCCTGGAAAAACCGCACGTCGATCGGCCTATCGCTGCCGTTCGGCGGCCAGATCACATCCGGAACCAACAAATGGGGCGGTGCTCTGGTCTTTCCGGCGGCCTATGTGGCCAACGGTGACGTGCTGATCCAAGACGTCAGCAGCGACTTGATCCAGACCAACGTGACGTTGGGGCTGACCGGCACGGCCTCGTCCCAGGCGCTGTTTATGCTCGGCATCTTCTGAGGTGACACGTGGCGACGTCTGCCCTGCGCGGCTTGGCTATCGGTATTGAGCCGGAGTACTGCAGCTACGCACGCAGCGGTACGCCAACCAGCGTGTCGTACAACCAGGCCGACTTTATCGACGTCACCCAGCTGCTGGCTGATGGCGAGGCGCTCCAGTGGACCTACGCCGACAGCCGCCCGGGGTTTTGGAATGCGGCGCGGGAGTTTGCACGCTACACCGGATCAACCAACCCCGTGCTGCGTGGCAGCCTGACGGTTGACTTTCTGCTGCGGTCCTGGGGAGGTGGGACGGTGGCCGGCGAAGGACTGCTGCGTCTACTTCAGACGCGGCTTTACAAGAGCGAACCCAAAGCCTCGATCGACACCGGAGTGACGGTCAGCAGCACCGGCTCGCTGTCTGGGCTATCGTCATCGGTCGCGTGGGGCACGATGGTTGCGCGCACGATGCCCGACGGGCGCGTGACCTACGGGATATCTCGCAGCACATCGTCAACCGCACCCACATTAACCCCGTCGGCATCCTGGGGATCGTCGACCACCGCCAGCGTGCTGCGGCCGATGACGACAGGCACGATCACCACCCGACTGTATCAGCTGTACAGCAACTACGTTGATCTACCCTACGGGACGGCGAGCAGCGGCGCCGTGCGTTCGTCGTACTGCCTGCGCATTTACGGTGACGGCTGGCAGCAGTACTGCTGCGGTTGCGTGCTGTCGGCGCTGAAGATCTCGCCCGAATCGGACGGCGCGATCCGCGTGTCCTGCACACTGGACGTGGGCGCGATCGTCAACGTCCAGGCGTCGACCGAGTGGACGCTGCTGCAGCCACAGGTCGTGCGCGGTCCGCTGCTTCGGGCGCAGGGCTCGCCCCATATCGTCAACAGGTGGGGCAGTGCGATCGTGCAGCCGATGACGGCGCCGTTGTACTGCCGGACGTGGTCGCTGCAGGTGGACTGGACGCTGGCCAAAAACGCAGACGGCGCGTCTGACTATGCCGGCGAACCTCCGGAGGCAGTCGACTGCAACGTGGTGGCCGAGTGCGTCTACGTCGATTACTCGGCGCTGTACAACGCCGTGACCTCATACAAGGACTACTACTACAGCGTGCTGATCCCATTCGGTGGCTCGCTGCAGGCCAACAACCTGTACGGCGGCTGCATCATGCTCCCGCAGGCCGTCGTGGATGATATCGGCGCGTGGTGGACGCCTGACGTTTCTGGCGATCAGGTCTGCAGGCGGTATCGCTGGCGCGCGTCGAACAACCAAACATCCAACCTTCCCGCGCTATCGCTGATGGTGTACTGATGCTGTTTTCTCCATCTAACGACGAGCTTCTGCAATACCAGGCTGAGGCCGATCCCTGCGCTACAAAGACGCGCTGGGGCCTCGCGCCTATAACCTACCTCGACACGCTGGACGCACAGCGCGAAGCAGGGCCGGTGCCCGTGCGAGGGTTGACCGCACTGCGTGCAGAGCAGACCGATGATCCCGCAGCTGACCAGGCCCGCGACTGGCTGGCGAGGTACGACTTCGCCGTGTGCGTGCGCGGGATCCGTCAGATTGACGGCGTCGACCAGACGCAGGAGCAGGTTCGCCAGGCGCTGAACTCCGCCAGGCCAACGTCTGCCGTTCGCCAGTTGACCAGCGAGCTGGCGCTAAAGATCGCCGACTTGTCCGCAGGGGACGCCGAAAAAAAACAGTAGTACGCCTGGCCGCCTGGGTCTACTACAGGCGCGCGCCGTGCACCTGGTCGTGCGACGACTGCGTGCAGTCGCCGGAGCTATGGCGAGCGCGCGGCCAATGCGGCGGCCCCCTCCTATCAGATGCGGGTGCGTGGCAAGGGGAGATCGACGCAGAAACCTGCATCGGCCCCGACGCAGGCCACCTGGGCCCGTTCCGCGCTTGCCCGATCGCCCAGCTTCGCCAGTGGCGGCCATTGGTCGACCACGTGCTGCAGGCCTACACCGTCACGCGCCGTTTTTCGGTGGCGCCGTCAGCCGCTGATCTGCCGCTGATCTTGGCGTTTGACGGCGAATTTCGTAAGATCGAGATGCTGGAGCAGGCGGACGAGCGACGTCTGGCCGAGCTGCAGCGAAAGGCGGCGCGGCGTGGCTAAGTTTCGCATCATTATCGACGTCGAGGGCTTCGTCACATCGAAGACGGCCGGACGGCTGACGCCGCGTGTGATACAGGCCAACCTGACGTTTCCGAAGCGGCTCAAAAAGATCGCTGAAGCGCGCATGGCCGAGGTGGTCAAGGCGCGCACGCTGACGGGCAGAGACGCCAACGGGCAGCCCTTCGCGCCACTGAAGGACGGCGAGCCCACCGACCTGAAGCGCACAGGGCGCATGCTGGACTCGGTGCAGGGCTGGACGGTGCTGAAGATCAAGCCGCCGAAGGTGCTGTTGAAGGCGGGCGCGATCGTCGTACTGGGCGTGGTGGCGGATCTCGGCTACGACAACAAGGGCAACCGGGTGATCTATCCGTACATTGTGCACTATGGGAAAAACCGTGGCGCATCCATCCAGGAGCAGATCACCTATCAGGAGAAGCGCGTGACGAAGGCTCAGCGCTGGCTGAACCCCGACAACCTGGATCTGGTGCCTGTGTGGCGGATCAAACGCGCCACCGAGTCGCTGCAGGATGCGCAGCGAAAACTGGCCGAGTTGCGCAATCAGGATCCCGGAAAAATCTTCCCCGGACGCCCTTGGTTCGGCATGCTGGAGTCGCAGTGGGACGTGCTGTCTGAGTGCCTGCAGGACTGGGTCGACCGCGTGATCCGCCTGTTGGTGCTGGGCGCGTTTACACCGGCCGATCTCAAGCAGGTACAGAAGGCCGCAAACAAAGATTTTGAGCAGGCGATCTCGCGCCTGCACTGATGGGGGTGACTGTATGGCCTACAGTGTGCAGACGATCAAAGACTTCGGCGACGGGTGGTGGGTGGACGAAGCGCACCGCATCCCCTCCAGCAAATCGTCGACCTACCTTCAGCAGCCCAAAGTGATCGTGCTGCACTGGACGGCAGCGCCCTACAAGACGCTGGCCGAAAATCTGGCGCGCATCAAACGCTGGGCGGCCAATGCTGCCGAGAAGTCCTCGACGCACTTCTCCATCTTGCGCGACGGCACCATCTACCAGCTCGTCCCGACCACCCGAGCAGCCTGGCACGCTGGCGCGTCGTCGTGGGTCTGCGCCGACGGGCAGAAGCTGCCGCCGAAGAAGGCCGAGACCAGCATCAACCGGTACGCGCTGGGGATCGATTTCGACATCGTCGGGCCGGTGACACGATACCCTGACGGGCGCTGGGTCGACTGCTACGGAGGCACCTACACGGGTCCGCAGCCGGAGTACAGCGACCAGACGCGGAAGTGGTACGAGCCGGTGCAGTTGGCGCAGTTGCTGAGCTGTCGAATGCTGATCGACGCCCTGCGCACCAGGTTCAGCGTGGCGCTGCCGGACGTGGTCGGGCACGTCGACGTATCGCCCGGCCGGAAGATCGACCCGGGCCCGTTTGTCACCCGTCGCTCGCTGGGGCTGGAGTAGCAGATGGCCAAAACGGACACTAAAAAGCAGCTGACGATCAACGCCGCAGTCAGTGGCGCGGGGCAGGTGACCAAGTCGTTGGACACCATGACCAAGTCGATCGCCGATCTAGGCGACGCCGCGTCTGATGCACAGTCGGCCGTGGGCGGTATCAGCGGCGCATTCGAGAAGTTGGGCGGCTCCATGATAGTCAACCTGACCAGCAAGCTGTCGCCGCTGGTCGATGGGTTCGGCAAGTTGACGACGCAGATCAACGGTCTGGGCAAGGGGATCGGCGGCCTGCTGGGCGTTTTCGGGCCGTGGGCTGCGGCCATCGGGTTTGTCATCGACGGCGCCACCAAGCTGTACGACGTGCTGGCCGAAGGCGACAAGAAGGCCGAGGAGTCCAAGAAAACGATCGATGACCTGGTGGCAGCGTACGAGCGCCTGGGCGACGCGGCCACGCTGGCGGGTGCACGTCAGCAGATCGCTGCAGACAAATCGCTGCAGGCCAACCGCGAGCGAGTCAACCAGCTGAACGAGGAGTCGATCGCCCAAAAGCAGATCGTCGATAACCTGCGTTTTGAAGTCCGCCAGCGCGAGATCAAATTGCTGCAGGGTCAACGCGAGCACACCCTGACGGGGCAGGACGCAGTCGCGGCCGAGCAGACCCTGGAGCAGGTGCGCAAGCGTCTGCGCAACGAGGAGTCGATCCTGCGTACGAAGGAGGCCCAAGTCGAAAAGGCGCTGAAGGATTTGGCCACCGCTAAGGAGATCGCGGGGGCTGCTGAAGCTGCCCGGAAGAAGGAGGAGGAGGCCCGGAAGAAGGAGGAGGAGGCAGCCAAGAAGGCCGAGGCAGCCCAGCGCGAAGCCGAGCAACGCCGGAAAGACGCCGCAGCCAAAGCTGCCGCCCAGGCCGAAGCCGAGGCCGAGCTGCTTAAGCAGATCCGCCTGCGCGCCGACGCCGAAATCTTCGCCAGCGAGGAGCACACCGCGCAAGAACTGCTCGATCGCCAGATGGAGCAGCAGCTGCAGCAGGCGGAGGAGCGCATCAAAAACGAGTATCTGCTGGTGCAGGCACGTGAGGCGATCTGGGAGGCCGCCGAGGCCAAGCGCACCAAAATTGAGCGGGACGCGGAAGAAAAGCGGCAGACCGAGCGGGATAAATGGATCGCCGAAGCCGCCAAGCGCTCAGCTGCGGTCACCCCTGCAGGTGGTGGTCAGCAGTCGGAGACGGAGCGCCAGTTGGCCGAGATCGAGCGCCAACGTGACGCGCTGATGCAGGACGTCTTCCGCTGGCAGTCGCTGTCAGACGAGGAGTTGAACGACTACTACAGCGAGTACGTCGACACCCTGGCAGCGCTTGGCGTGGCCGACCAGCAGTACACCGAGCTGTCGGAGAAGCTGGCGGAGGAGCGAGCCGACGCCGAGAAAAAGGCGATCCATGACGCAATCAAAGCCGAGTATTCGCTGACGGACGCCCAAAAAAAGGCCGCAGATTCGGCACAAAAAGGGCTCGACGCGATGGCCGAGGGGCTGGAAGCCTGGGGGAAAGGCTCGCAGATTATCCAGGCCGCCCAAATGACGGCGGCAGGGATTAAGGCAACGTGCGACGCAATTGATTATGGGGCCGAGGCTGCGGCCAATTTCGCAATCGGGAACATTGCCGCTGGCGTCGGATTGGCGGCGGCAGCGGCCGGGAAAACGGCAGCAGCGGCGGCCTATGCCAAATCGCTGGCAGAGCTTGGGTTTTCGGCGTTTGATTCTGGAGGTGGATCGTCCACGTCTGCGGCAGCCGCCCAGCCGACCACCAGCAGCCTGACTGGAGGCAGCGGCTCGCGCACGACCGAGATCAGCGTGACCATGCAATTCGCCGGTCAGGCAGGGCGGCTCGGCCGATACTTGATCGACGACATTAACGCCGAAGCGCGGACTCCTGGAGGAGCTCGGATCGAATCGCGCGTTCTTCGGTAGGAGGTGATCATTGGCGAATATCTACCCAGTCCTGGAACCCTGGGTCGACACGCGGAGCTTGCACGGCCAGACTGCGTATACCGGCGTCACTTGGCGCGGTGGAGTCTGGCCTGGTTGGATGCATGCATTACGGAGCAGCTATGCATTGTCCGGAAATCCGCCATGGGGCTCAGGGACGTCCTGGGGCTACGGCAGCAGCTCTGTCGGTATACGCGCGCCAGGCACAGGCACGCTGACAAACTACCCGACCGACAAGGGGTTGACCGTCAGCAGCTCGTACCACTACCTGGACGCGGCCATCTACAGCAGCCGCCCGTTGGCGCGGGCGCCGATTGCGGTTGACTCGGCGCAGGGCGGAGTGCAGGTGTCAATGGCTGGGAAAACGTACAGGACAACCTACGGTCAGAGGCGGCTGTGGCAGATCGATTTGCTCCTGAACGGGCCGCTGGACACCCTGATTAACAGCGGATATCCCGACATGCGGACCCGCTGGCAGAAATTCCTGCGGCTCGCCGAACTGGGAGTCACGCTGTACAACGACCGCTCCTACTGGACCTCCAGCGGAAGCCTGTCGTCCACCTCGGGCCCGTTTTACGGGACGCCGTACCGAATTTGCGGGCAGCTGGTGGACGCGACGAACGTTCGCTGGGCTGTCAGCAACGGGCGCCAGGCTCGCTGGGAAGTTTCGGTGACGATCGCCGAACAGGATCCGCCAGGATACACGGGAGGCTGACTTGTCTATCTACCGATACCCTGCCGTTCCTGCGGCCACGTTCTCCAACGGCTTTCATGTCGGCAAAACGATCGAGCGCGCCGACGTGCAGGCGCTGATCGACGCAGCGGAAACGTTCTGTCGGCAGCGCTGGACGTACAGCTGCTCGTTCAGCTCCGCCTGGTCTGGCTCCAGCGCCACGCTCAGCTGGGTTCTGCCGGTTCTGTACTCTGGCTGGGGGCAGATGCGGATTAATGGGGGATACAGCAGCGCCTCTGGCGGGGTGGCGCATTTCCGCGAGTGGTTTTCTGGCACGAGCAAAGCGAGCTCGAACATGTCCTACAACAGCGCGTCGTACTGGCCGACGACCACCGACGCGCTGTCGTCCTGGTGGGCGTCGGTGCAGACGCTGCCGTTTGCCCCGTCCGCTCGCCCAGAGTTCTGGGAGGTGTCGCTGGTCGGCGTTTCGTTCAGCGGCCCATTCGGCTTCACCGCCTACCAGACGCCAGTATTTCCGGACAACGACAAGCTGTTCATCGACTACGACAGCGACAACCTGCGCCAGGTGCCTGCGCTGGCTGCTCTGCCAGCCAACCAGGACAGCTACGACGTTCGAATCCTCCAGGTGATCGAGCGCATGATCGGCGCGGCAGCCCGAAGCCCGATTATCCTCGGCGCTCTGCCTGCCGTGTCCAACGTCAGCGGTCCTCTTCACAGCGGCTCCTATTGGACGGACGCGGCAATTCGGCAGGTTTTCTCGCGCTGGATTCCGCGTTCGCAGTTGATCTACGACGACAACTGCGCCCTTTGGGTGGCTGTAGACGGCGACCCCGGTTATGGGATTGAGGTTTATGTCGGCGGCCAGGCAATCTACAACGTGCGAAATTCTGCCGCCTATTCGCTCGACGACGGCAGCACCAAATACTGGTATATTGTGCCGCTCGACGCCCAGCGGATCCTCGGCGGCCTCAATACTGAGCTGATATACTGCACCGTGGTCGCCACCAAGGTGGCTCAGATGTCCATGTGGATTGCCGGATATCCAGGCCCATACGACGTGGAGTAGCGAATGCTTGCAACCATAAAAACCGGATCTCCGACGCTGGCAGCGCATATCGACGCCCTTCGGAGGCAACTGCGCGTCCTGGCAGTCCAATACCCCTCAGTAGCATGCTATGTCATGCTGGGGCGAATCGCGTCGTTCGGAAAGGCGGTCACGTCCGAGTTATCGAAGGCAGCCGCGCCTCTGATGGTTAACTGCCACGTGCAGGGCGTGCAGAACACCTGTTTCGTCGCTCTCGGCCCTATCGACGGCTCGGCGGGCATATACGGCAGCGTGTCGCTGAGCAACCTGCAGCTGGGCTTGAAGTTCAAGCACGCGGCAGCATCGGGAAACGCGTCGACCAACCTGACCGCTCCGCTGCCAGTGGCCGACAATATCCATACCTCGATGCGGATGCCGCCAGACCCCTCGGTCTACTCCTACACGCTGAACAACACCTACTCCGCCAGCGGAGTGCAGGGCGTGTGGGTGATGCCGTACCTCGCCGGAAACTCCAACTATCTGGCAATGCTGCCGCAGATCACGGCCTGGGTGCAGCCGCACCTGACGGAGGACGTCCTTTAATGCGTCACAACCTCTGCATCCGAATCGCAGGCGTCCTCAGCGACGCAAACAAGCAAATTTATTGGGATTTCGGGGCTGATTATGGAAAGCGCGTCCAAATCGGCACCAGCCAGAGCGTGCTGCGAACCGGCCTGATGACGGTCGGCAACTACTCGGAATCGCTGGCCGATGACCGCAGCGTGAGCACGACGGGGGTGGTGCAGTTCGTGCTGCCGTTCGACGACGGGAGCAAGTTGGGCGAGCGGCCAGTCGACATATTTGGTCACGTCGGCGAGTCGTCGTTCGACGCAGGGCAGATCTACAGCACGCCAGGCTGCACCGCTGGGCAGGGCACGATCACCCTGACGAAACTCAGTGGCACGATCTCCACCCCGTTCTACCTGCACATCGGGACGGAGTGCATCAACGTGAGAGGGCCAGCCACGATCAGCAGCGGGTCGTCGTACAGCTGCACCGTGTATCGCGGCCAGTTCGAGACGCTGGCGCAGCCGCATCGGGCGTCGGGCAGCGGTTTCCTGGCGCGAACGATTCCGCTCACGGCGAAGCCGTGCGTCTGGATTGGCCGCAAGGTCTACCTGTATGTCGACGGCGTGATGTGGCGCGAGCTGTACCTGGTCGACAACCCCGTCCTGGCCAACGGCACGGTCACCCTGCAGGCCGTTGGGATGGAGAACAAGCTGACGATCCAGAGAAACTCGGCCTATACTCCGACCTATGGAACGACGCTCGCGCCCATGAACGCGCAGCTGGAAACGAACGGCAATCCATCCTGGGCTCCGATTTGGGCTCGCGAGCCGTATACTGTCAGCCTGACATGGGGGGCTGCGTCGACCAGCTGGTATAACCTGCTGAACAGCAAGACCATCAGCGGGATTATCGCTGCCGACGGGCAGCGCCTCCGCCAGTTGGCTCTGTACTCCTCGACGGGGTCGGCCACGCAGGTCGAGTGCAATCCAGCCGTGACGCTGGTGTTTCAGGGGGATGTCGAGTACGACCAGCAGCTGCGCCTCGGTCTATGGGAGACCGGCTGGTGGCCAGACCAGGCCTCGCCGAACAGCGCCCAGCGCTGGAACCAGTTGCGCTTCCCGCAGTCGCCAGCCTTGACGGAGCTGGCCTCCGGCAATACCTCAGGCCGGCTGGTGGCCGTCGAATTCGGAGGCTGCACCTGGTGGAACGCCTGGGATAACGATTGGGCCGACCCGACCGACAGCGATTACAGCACCCCTGGCCTCTGGTATGTTGACAATCCCTCGCCGTTCTCGGTCGGATTTTGGGGCTGGGGAAGCCCGACTGGCGCAGTGCTGCAGCTCCGCTGGCGAGCAAATCCGCAGTCGGGTTTTTTGTCGTCGGACGGACCGACGCTCTGGGGAGGAGTGCTCTCGAGGCGCAACCGCAGGCCAGACGAGGACGTTTCGCCGATTCTTGGCAATGACCTCTGGGCTGGACTTCCGCGCTGGGGAGGCTGGGGGTTCGGAGCCGACTCGGCGTTGGTGGAGCACCTCACCTACGGCGTGCGCCCAGAGCAGCCGTGCCAGCTTCACAATGAGGTCTATCGGAACGGCGTGATCGCCACGGTCGATATGACAAGAGGCGTGGCTGGGATGCCCTTCGGTCCGAGGTGCCACATCGCAGACACCTGGTGGGAGATGGGGCTGGAGCGGGTGCAGCTGCTCCAAGAACTGCCGATCGGTTCTGGAGGCCCAGTGTCGATCACCTACGTCGATCCAGACGGCACCGAGTTTCAGGCCTCCGCAATCTTCGAGCGCGACGCGCTGCACGACCTCGGCAGTTATTTCGCATACCGAATCAGCAGCGTGAAGATGCAGGGCACCGACCAGCCCTGCGTCGGTTTCGGCAGCTGGCCGAACCAGCCAGTGTGCCAGATCACGCGCCCAGTCGGAACATCTGTCAGCGCCGAGCAGGGAATCGGCACGCTGCTGGGCTACATCGTGGCGTCTGATGACGGCACGTCTGGCAGGCAGGGGGACGTGCTCGGCGACGGAATGGGGGTTCATCTGCGCTACTTCTGGGAGATCACTGGCCTAACCGGCGTGATTCCGGCTCCGTATCACTACACACCGAACGGCGATTTGTCGTACGACCAGCTGGTGGAGACCGCGCTGCTGCTATCCTCGTCGATACTGCGCCAGTGTCGCTATTCTGCCGGGTCGTATCCTGGTCTGCTGCCGGTCTATGCAGGGAAACCCTCATACACCGAAATCCGCGCCACGATCACCGACGACGACATCATCGGCACGCCGACGTCCTCCGGCTCCGGCTGCCAGATCTTCACTGGCTATTCGATTACATGCGGCAGCACGACCTACACCGTTCCGGACTGGCTGGCGGCCGACCTTTTGGGCACGGGCGACAACAAGGAGATCGACCTGACAGAAATCCTGGACGAGCAGTATTTCACTGCCGTCGGGGTGCAGCAACTGGTGGCAGAACTCCGCAGTCGATTTGGCACGCAGCGCGTTCGGTGGTCGTTCGCGATCCCGATCGAAAAAGGCTTGAACCTCGCTGTTGGCGACGTGCTGCAGGTGACCAGCCAGTGGCTGGTGAATGCCGGAGGCAAACTGGGGGCGACGCAGGAGGTGGCGCGGATCGTCTCTCTGACTCACGATTGGCAGGCGGGCACGACGCAGGTGGAAACCCTGGCCTGGGCCGAATACTCCACCGGCTACAATATCGCTCAGCAGGTATACTGCGAAGGCGGCTCGGGCGAAGTAGAGCTGCACAATGAGTACTATGACGACCTGTTGCCCGAAGACGAGCTGGACCGAAACTACCAGGACTACTGGGACTGGTGGGTTTACAAGATTCCCGCAGGGACGAAGCTGATCTATTACTCGCTGACCAGCGACGATCAGGTCGGCGGTGTCGGCCTGGCCTACCCAGTGACGCTGGAGCTGGCAGACGACGACAGCTATATCTACGTAACGTCGGACGTCGAGCTGCCAGCTGGCCACGGGTTGCTCTGCCTGGCGTCGTCGGACGACGTGCCGTACTCTGCCCTGGCTATGTTTGGCCGAGACAAGCTTTGTTGAGGGAGGGCAAATTGGAAGCTCAGCAGGTGACAGATTTGGCAGGAGTTTTAACGCAGTATGGGCCGTATGGGTTTCTGGCGGTCCTGTTCTACTGCGTTTCTCACCTCTATAAACAGCAGGCTGCTCTCGGGAAGGAATTCCGCGAGACCGTGCAGCAGAACGCCACTGATCTGGCGAACCTGCAGCGGGAGACACTGCAGGCGATACAGGCCAATACCGAGGCCGTTCAGCAGGTACAGCAGGCGATCAATCGGATCGAGAAATCAGAGTGAGGCTCCACGGCCGAGGACTCGGCGTCGGGGGAGTGGTTCGGAAGGGAGGGCGGAGCAGACTCGATTCAGAGCGCCTCGCAGAGACCAAAGAGCGTGGCGCCGAACGACCTCCAGAATCCGCAGGCGCCCCAAATCAGTGGCGTGCCTGGAGGCCTCTCCGTCGAGGGTGTCAGCCGTCAACTGGCCGAGGAAGGTCCTGGGCGGTTGATAGCCCCAGGGCGTCGAAAAGCCGTTGTCTGGCGACCGTTCGAGCGCGAATCCGCTCAACGGCCGAGAGGCGACCGTGGCGGGCTTCTTCGCGGCAGAATCGGCATTCCCATCGCCAGCTCCCATCAGCCCCAACTCCAGAGTAGACCAGATCGTCGTAGCAGTACGGCTGGCGGCAGCGCCAGCAGTACGTCCACGCCTGCGCCGTCGCAACCTGCTGCAGGCGCTCTTCAGCATTGCTCGTCTTTGCCTCTGTCACGTTCGTCCTCCGCTCTCTGCAGCAGATCGTGCAGGTCGCTGTAGGCGCGCACAACGTCCAGCAGCTCGGCGGATACCACGACCCCTCGAGCGGCTTTGATTGCCTCGGCCGCTCTGGCCAGGGCCCCAGCTCTGTTCGCCAGCACGGTGGCTGCGGTGATGATCGTCTGCCTCAGTTCCTCTGTCATTGGTCGTCCTCCGGGAATTCGAAGTGGGTGAAATAAGCGCTGAAGACTTTCTTCACGGCGAGCACCGCCACTGATACTGCGCGCCAGGATAGAGTGCCGTCGGCGTGGAGCATTCTGCCGAGCAGCACGCAGGCGGTCAGCCTGGCCAGTCGACAGACTGGATGAATGGGGTTCTCGGCTCCATAGTATCCAATCGCGTGCTGTATCTGCACGGCCAAGACGCGCTCTGCGGTGTCCTGGCGCCACGGCAGATGCTCCCACCAGCGCGTCATCTGGCGGAAACCTGCGCAGGCGTCGACGGCGGTATACACGGCGTTTAGCGCCCGAAATGGACCGATGCGCCTGGATTCACGGATGTGCTTACAGCGCTGCATGTCGTGTCTCCTATAGTTTCGGCCAGTGCTCCCGCCCAAAAATGTCGTCTAGGGCTGCGCGGACACGGTCCCGCAGCTGCACCTCGCGGTCAAGCTCGAACGACGCGAGGCGGTCTGGTATGTCTTCGTCGCTGTAGCGGTGCTGTATCAGCAGCCGCTGGTGGTCGATATCCTCGCCCCAGTCGTCCATCAGCCGCTCCAGCCGAAGCTGGAACAGCTTGGCGTGCCGGGCGACGATCTTGTGCGAGATCATCGCCATGTCGTCACTCCGCATCGGTCTGGCGTGGATCGGACGGCAGCGCGTAGTCCTCGCCCTTCAGGATTGAGAACAGCGCCCACCTGATACCAGTCAGTAGCGTCTCGGCGCGCGCGCAGCAGGTGGACGCGGTCGTGATCTCGTCGGGCCCCACGTAGGGCTCACGCATGGCCGCGCCAGCTCGGCGCACGTTCTCGCAGACGTCCTCGATCATCTGTCGCAGATTCTCGCGGGCTGAAGGCGTCATGCGTCGCCCTCCTCCGCCGTCATGCGATACTCGGCCAGCTCAGCCAGCGCCGCGTCTGAGGCTTCGCGCATCTGGGCGGCTGTGTTGACCAGGACGGTCTGCAGCTCACCCGTCAGCTCGCAGGCGCGCAGCGTCCACTCGCGCGCCGACTGCACGGCATCGTCGCCAGGCTTCGTCGCGTCAAGGCAGCTGTGGGCGCTGGCCGCGCAGCGGTAAACGGCCGTCAGCAGTTCGGCCACGTTCGTCAGGATCTCAGTCATTGTCCATGCCTCCTTCGCCGCCCAGCATGGGCAGCGGCTTTGTTGTTTCGTCCAGCCTGTTGGCCAGGCGGATCAGTTGCGTGTGGGCGCGCATCACGTGCCCGTAGATGGGGTGCGCTATCAGCTCGGTGGAAGACATCCCCGGCATCTGCCGAAGCACAGCCCACAGCTCGCTGATGGCGGCCTGTAGGGCCTCAGGTAGCGTCTGCGTTGGCATCGTCGGCGACCTCCAACGGTTTCAGAATGCGGTCGATATAGTTGGCGACCACCACCAGCCTGTCGGCCAAGTAGCGGTCAACCTTGCCGCGCACGGGCGTCTCGACCACGGCGACGAGGTCGGCCAGCTCGTGCGCCTTTGCTTGGATGTCGTACCAGACCGCAGGCACCGCTGGCCGCGCCTCCTCGCCATCAGTAGCGGGAAGCGGTCCAGTTGGCGCGTTAAATAGATCGACTTGTATCGCCATCGTCCCCTCCTGGCTTTCGGCACACTACCGCGAGCGCCCACCGGAGTCCTTTGAGCAGAACGACCGTGCGCGCACAGGCGCTCGCCGCTGCAGCTATCTCCTGCTCGCCGACCTCTGGCTGATGCAGCGCGTCGTTGGCCACGCGCACGTTCTCGCAGGTGTCGTGCAGCAAGTTCCGCAGATTCTCGCGGGCAGAATCAGTCATCATTTGGTGCTCCCTCCAGCGTTGGGTGTCCGCAGTCTGGCGGAGCAGCGAGCGCTCCGCTTACGTACTCTGTGATGCGCAGTATCGCCTCGCCGCATCCCCGGCAGAGGACGTACGCGTAGCCGCAGCGCCAGCACAACGCTTCAAAGTCTTTCTGCGCGGGCGATTGTCTGCCGCCCTGCTGGCGCTTGAGCTCGACAAAGAGCGCGCCGTAAACGCCAGGCGGATCGGGTCGCCTGCACATCGCCTGCAGGCACAGGTCAGCGACTCCGGCTTGGCGCCCCTCCAGGTTGAGGTTGTGGCCTGTGATCTTGCTGTTGGTTCCGCCGTTGGGAATCGACCACAGCTGGCCTGGGCTCATCTGCTCGCCTTGCACATCGCGCCTCAGGCGGCAGCCCAACGTCCTCCACCATCGCACCAGGGCGATCTGCTCTTCGTGCTCGGTAGGAACTGCTCTCTTGTAGTTCTCCATCCGTCTCCTCCATCACCACCACCGCGCCAAGCGCTGCGATGATGGCGTTGATCTGTCGTTGTTCAGCCTTGCTCATCGCCATCGGTCTGCGCCTCCATGCGACTCCGCAAGCCGATCCCGTACCAGCCGCGCACGTTGCCGCAGCGCGTATAGTGCGGTCGATCCGCCACGCCGGTCACGGCGTCGACGGCTCGTGGCTCTATCTCCAGCCCCTGCGCCCACTCGGTCACAGCCGAGCGCAGCGACTGCACCGTCATCGTCTGCTGCACGCCCATACGACGCGCCCAGTCCTGGTAGTCCCGCATCATCTGCGATGTGCCGCAAAAAACGCGTCCCGCCGTCACCGGCTCCAGCCGCTCCTCAATCCACTGCGCGATCGGATTGCTGTTGCCGCGGATGACGCGGGCGAGCTCGCTGTCGTAGGGCAGCGGAACAATCTGCTCCGGTACCTGCAGCTGCGCGTATATGGCAGCCCACTTCCAGAGGAGCGCTGGGCCTTCGGCCTCGAGCTTCTCTTGGAGGTGCACGTCGATGACGCTGGCTGCGCGCTCGAAGGGCAGCACCCACCAGCGCCGCTGGTGACGCCCGCCGACATCGCGGATGGCGGGGAGCTCATTGCATCCGAAGAGCCAGCGCTGGCTGACGTATCGGTCGACCGCCTCCTTGTGCTTAAGCTGCAGGCTGACCTTGCGCCTCACGCCACCTCCTCGGCTCAGCATCAGCTCAGCGACCTTGCCTGCACTCCGGTCGCGGTCGTCGAGCACGATCACCCGCTTAGTCGCGGTCGAGCCGTTAAATTGCTGGGCCAACTCGTCGGGGCTGACCGAAGCGGCCACCTCGCCGAGCAGGGTGCACAGCAGCTGCAGGATCACCGTCTTCCCGCACCCGCCGGGACCGTACAGGATCGGGATTTTCTCAATCTTGCTGTTCTTGCCGTAGACCGTCAGCGCGCAGATCTGGTTGAGCCGCTGATACGCTGCATCATCCAGGCCGACGTCGCGGAAGGCGGCATCCCAGACAGGCGTGTCACCTGGTGCAGGCGTCACCGCGAGCTCCAGCGACTCGGCCCAGTAGCTCCCAGGGCAGTCGATGAACTCCAGCCGCCAGGGAGAGAAGAGCTTGCCGCCAGGGCAGAGAAACCAGTCGCCGCCAGGGTGATCGTCGTTCGTCCAGTAGTGCGTCTCCAGCGGAGCAGGTACACAGTGCCCGCCCTCAGCTGCGGCAGTCGGCAGCGCCTGGATCACCTTGGCCGTCATCTCTGGCGTGCACGGGAAGGGCTTGTCGCCCGCAGTCCGCAGGTGGGTGAGGCCCTGCATGACCGCGTCGTACAGAGTCCGGTCACCCTGGCCAGTGGCGCTCGTCACTCGCCAGATGCAGTCGGCGTCTCTGCGATACCAGCTGCCGTCGGCAGAGTAGACCACCCAGCTCCCCGGCCGACCGAAGAAGCCGCAGGTGACGTAGTGCCGCGCCACCGCCAGCAGGTCCGACGGCGAGAGCTCCGCTTCTGCGATCCGCTCATGAGGCGGAAGCCCTGCCGTGATGTTGTCCTCTTCGGCCCCGCCTCCATCATCAGCGGCAGGTGCGGCAGGAGCGACTGGCGCGACCTCCTTGGCAGGTGGAGCACTCGGCTCCTTAGGGCGGTCACGCAGGACGCGCAGCTTCTGGCTCGCGTGATCGAGACCATCGGCGACTGTTGCCTCTGCCTCGCCTCTGCTGTATCCTGTTGCGCGGGCTGCATCTACGAGAGCCCGCCTGGCTTCTTCCCTCCAGGACTGGTCGTAGAGCAGACCGCCGACACGCAGCGCCGCCTCCAGCGTGCGCTTGTGTCGCTCGCCTTGTTGCACCCGCCGAAGCAGTCGGCACTCCGCCTCCAAGGTCGTTTCAAACGCTCGCCTCTCCCGTAGCTCAGATGGGCGAGCCGATGGCGCTGGTTGCGTCGGGAGCGCTTGCTGCTTCGGCTCCTCTTCCGGAGTCGTCAGCCACGACGGCGCCGGACACCAGATGTGCTCACCCCGCCACCGATACTCACCCTCCGGACGCACCGAGCCTGCGCCGACCACGTAGCCACCATCGCCGCGATAGTCGATGCCGTCCTTGTCGGTCAGCTTGGCCGCGTAGGCGGGCAGGCGCATCTGAGCCTTGACCGTGTTGCGCGCGCAGGCTGTCGGCGTGACGTAGATATGCACACCGTGCGGCGTGGTGACGCAGTTGCCGTAGACGTTAGTGATGGCGTCGATCGCTCCGGCAAAGTCCTCGCCGCTGTAGGCGCACTCCTCCTGGGCGAAGACTACAGCCGCGCGGTGCGTGTCGCAGTCGATGACGTCGGCGACCTCTCCGGTTACGACGCCCACATTGGCCGAGGGGTAGCTCTCGGCCCAGTCGGTGAGCTGCTGCCAGTCCGTCGTCGCCTGCTCCGTCCAGCGGCAGCCGCGCACCGGAGTCTTGCCACCAGCCGTCAACGGGAAGACGCGGAAGTTGAGCGTCTGGTAGAAGCTGGCGCGCTCGAGGAAGTCCTGCTCAGAAGGGGATGTCATCCTCGGGCTCCTGGGCGCGTCTGATGGGCTGGCCATAGTCGGCCGTCGGGCGCTGTGCCGGTCTGGGGCTGCTGGCTGCCGGAGGTCGTCCGCCGATGGTCACGGGCGCTTGCTCGATGACCTGCTGCCCTGGCTGCAGGATGCGCTGCGCCAGCTTGTCGTGCGGGTTGCCAGGGTCGAGCCACGCGGCCGCACAGTTGCGCGGTGAGCGGTCACCGTCAGGCTTGGTCATGCCCACCTTGATCGGGCATTGCGCGCCGTCCAGACTCTGGGCGAGGTCGCCCCGAAGCTGCCGACCACTGGCGGCGACAATCTTGGCGAGCGTCTCACCGCCGATGGCCATGCTCTTCATCTGGCCGTCAGTCCATGAGGTGCCCTCAGGCTGCAGCACCTCTGGCAGGGTGACCGACTCCCAGATGAGGGCGCCCTCATGCTGAGACCCGATCACCGTCAGCCGGAGGTTGATGCGCTTAAGACCAGACTGCGCCACGCTGACGCCGTCGTCGTCTGCGTACTGACCAGAGCGGTCGATCTCCACCCGCACCCAGGTCAGACTGTTGGCGGGCACCAGCGCCCGCTTGATCTCTCGGTCGCGCGACCTCTGCAGGTCGTCGGTCAGGTCCACGTATAGAGCCATCTTTCTCTCTCCTACATCATGCTGTATTGTCGGCCAGCTGGGCCGATGTTGTTGAGTCCGTAGTCGTAAGACTGCGCGAGCTGGGTGACCGGTCGAATGGTCTGCTCGTATATCCGCAGCCACTTCCCGTCCTTAAAAAACCAGTTGGCGGCGATGTAGCAGCCGCAGAGCCAGGCGCCGTCATCGTAAAGCGGTATCGTCCGACGGCGTGTCTCCGCTATGCGCTGGCGGAGCTCCTTGTCGTCGGCGTAGATCTTGGTGACGACGCATTGTGATCGCCAGCAACCCTCCGTCATCTGCACCACCAGGTCCTCCATCTCGCGCGTCTCCCACCGCACAGTCGCACACGCCACGACCGCCAGATGGTAAGGACGCCCGCGGAGATAGAGGTTGAGATCGCGGCAATCAGGCGCGGCGAATCTCGGCATCAGCAGGTCTGGTCTGACGCTGTAGATGAGCCCGACGCCCGTCAGCAGTGGCGCTCCCTCAGTACTCACCATCATCTCCGAGATCCTCTCCCCTGGTCACAACGGGCAGCAGCGCCCGATGGTAGGCGGCGAAGGTCGGATCGGTGCCGATCTCGATCACGCGGTCCAGGCCCCGGCGCGACTTCGCCACGCATACCGTTTCGTCGCTGCAGATCAGCTCGCGGGCGCCGGTTCCGCGCGCTGCACGCACCGTGCCTGCCTGGTCGATGCGCCTGACGCTATCAATGCGTGCATGCAGGAAGTAGAGCTCGTCGGCCCACTCGCGGATCCGCTCACGCGCTGCGGCCTCCAGCTTCAGATCGTACTGCAGGTAGGCGTCGGTGTCGGGCGACTTGACCTGCACGCGGGCCGAGTGCGCGACCAGGACGATCCGCATGCCGACGCGCTCGCGGAGCAGGTCCAGCCGCTGCAGGAGCCTGTCCCAGGTCTGCACCGCGTAGATCTTGTATCCACGCTGATACCCCCAGTCTTCGATCGAGGCTTTGCCTGCCTGCTGCGCGGTGTACGACCATACCAGCGGCTCCAGCCAGTCCAGGCTGTCGATGATCAGGGTGCGGTACGGGTGCGGCTCCCGGATCAGATCAGCGGTCGCATCGATGACGCTGGGCAGGTCGCGGAAAATCTGCGGCCAGGTCGGCACGTCGACGCCGCGTGCGCCGTCTTCCACCCGCAGCAGGATCGGGCTGGGGAAGGTCGCAGCGAATGTCGTTTTACCCGCGCCTGATGGGCCGTAGACGACGATGCGGTCAGTGTCCGCCGTGTCCTTGGCGCTGATAATGTCGGCCAGACTCATAAGGTGTGTCTCCTGTACTCAGCCACCAACCTGGCGTCGGTGGGATCGTGGCGCTCGGCCATCTGTGCGCAGGCTTTCGGGACAAATGCCTCGTGCTGCACAAACAGCCAATAGCCCCTGGTTGATAGTGGCGCCCGCCAGCGATACGGCAGCCAGCCGAGCTCGCCAGCAAGGCGAAACGCGTATTTCTTGTAGTTATTCCAACAGGCGCCGTCGGCGAGAATCTCGTGCGCCCAAAAATAGCCCCTGGGGGCATATTTTGTCCGTGCGAGGCGCTGCACGCGCTCGTACCCGTCGACCAGCAGCAGTCCGTCTTCCGTGGCGTCACGCATTGCGCAATTCCTCTGCCAGCGTGGCCGCCAGCTCCAGCATCAACTCCGCCCGCATTCGACCGAGGTCACGGCGTGCCTGGCAGTAGTCAGCGTAGGCGATTTCGTCGGTGACCGTTGGATCGTCGGCTTCGTAGACCGTGATCTCGTAGCGTTCCTTGGCGCCCCTGTAGTTGAGCACGGCCAGGTGCAGCCGTGTCAGCTGCTCGTCGTTCATTCGCGCTTCACGCCCGAAGCACGACAGCGAAGCCTGGTAAAAGTCAATCATGTTCACTTTGTCCTCCGTTTGGTGATCTCACGCAGCTGAGACACGAAGGTGTCGGCGGTCGCGTTCAGCAGCGTGCGGGTGGTGTCCACAGCGTGCTCGTCGCCCATTGCAATCAGTAGCGACAAACCCGCGATCTCGGCGGCGTCGTCAAGGCCCAGCATGCTGACCAGCAGACTGCGCACCGCCAGCGCCTGTACGGCAGTCTCGCGGGACACCTGCATGTCGTCCGGCCACTGCAGATCACTGCGGGCCGCTTCGGCGAATTCTTCCGGCGTCATGAGCGCACCTCCTGCGGTCCTCCGACCATCTCCCTGTAAAAGCAGTCTTTGATGATATGGATCTGCAGCGATATCTCGTCCAGCAGTCGCCTGACTTCAGCGGAGCCGCCCACGGACGCCTGCAGCTCCTGGCTGAGGGTGAGCAAGCGCACGCATACGCCGTTGAGCAGTTTGGTTCTCTGCACCAGGATATCCTGGATCTTATCGATGCGGAGCAGCACCGTCATGGCGACCCTGTGCGGGTTGTCCTTCCAGGCCCCGGAGATCAGCAGCTGGCACAGCCGGCACTGGTCGACGGCGGGATCCATCAAGATCACAGGCTGCTTGACTCGTCGGTACCTCATGCGCGCACCTCCTGCTGAAGGCCCTGCAGCGCCCACTCGTGGCTGCTACGGGTGCGGCGGATCTCGCCACCGAACGCCTGCAGCGCCCACTCCAGCGCCGGATAACAGATGCCTGCACGGTCGGCCTGCAGTTCGTCCAACCGCCTGCAGGCGCGCTCGTATTGCGCCCAGGCCAGCGCCTCGGCGCGGCGGTGGGCGTAGGTGTCCAGCGTGCTCAGCGCGTACGCCGCGTGCTGGTACTCCTCGCCCCAATAGTCCCGGGCAGCCACCGCCACTGATAGCTGGCGGTCACTCGTCGTCGTCGTCGTCGTCGTTTGTCTCACGTCCAATCCTCCGCAAGTCGTCCTGCACGCAGGTCAGGACGTACTCGATCTTGGTGGTTTTTGATGTCTCACCGAACGCCTCCATAAATAGGCGCACCCGGCGGATCTGCTCTGTGACTTCCGCCTCCAGGGCGTCGATCAGGCGGTCTTGCTCCTCATACTGCCGCGTGGTCAGCATGGGCCGCTGAGCCAGGCGCGCCTGCTGGGGCACGATCGCCTGCGGTCTCCGCGACCATGGCCAAAAGTTACGAAGCCAAAGCGGGATCAGCATTCGTCGTCCTCCGTGAGGTCGTAGCTCCTGATATCAGAGGTAGCCGATTCGGCCGTGTCGCTGATCTCCTCCACGGCCACCGATACGTCGCGCAGGGCGCTGACGATGCCCGACCATACGGTGTCGGCGATGCGGGCGAGCCGCTTCTGCCTGGTGGCCAGGCGGCCGAGGCGCTCCTGCAGCTCTACTGTCGCCGAAACGCCGTCGAGGCGCTGCTCGATCTTGGCCAATCGGTCGACTACCATGTCAACCACGATCTGGACTCGGTCCAGCTTGCAAGCGAGTTCTTCTATTGTCATGACTCTTTCCCCGACCAGGTTTCGCCCTGGCCATCGCGGATAAAGGTGAAAAATTCAGCCGGGCTCATGTTGTATCTGCGCATCAGCTCGTCGTAGCTTTTCCCGGCCTCCAACTGCACGCGGATCTCGTGCCCTTTGCTGCTGTGTTTCGGACGGAACCATTCCTGCATCATCAGGTGGTATCCGATCTCCATGGGGTCTTCGCCTCGCTCGTAGAGATCGAGGCAGACTTTTTCCGCTGCGCGCTTTATCATCGGGTCGCCGACGCTGATCCATTGGCAGCCGTCGTGCATGATCATCTCTGCTCGAAAACCGTCGTACTCTCGCGGCAGGGCCTCCAGCGCGCGGTCAATAGCGGCCACTTCGTCTGCTGGATCCTGGCGGTGCAGAAGCAGCGGATCGAAGCCGTACTTATCAACGAAGTCGGAGGCTATCAGGCAATCGATGGTCCACTCCTTCATTGGCCGTGCGAATATGCGCGCCCTCTCGGCGATCTCTTCGTCGTAGCAATCAACCTCATGCTGACACTTGGCCCTCATCTCCTCCAGTTTCGCCTTGATTCGTTCGTCGATCATCTCTTCCACCTCGAAATCTTCCATATGAGCAGCAATCCCGCGATCACCAGAGGAGCTCCTTGTCGCGCCATACGCGCTGCGGGTTGATTCGGTCGGCGCTCATTGCGTGCGCGGGAACCATGAACTTCGGCCGCTCTGCTGCCAGCGCGTCGGTCAAGGTGTGCGCCCACTCCGCCAAGTCGCCGATCGTCGGGGGCGTGTCGTGCATGATGCATTCGCCCATTTTGCTGTGTACCTGGGTAACCAGTCTGCGTTCTTCTTCGGTCATCGCGTCTCCTCCCATTATGCGGCGGCCTTAAACTCGCTGCGCAGGTTGTCGATGACCAATTCGTCAACAACGTGCCAGCTGTGCGTGGCCAGATCGTAGTAGTTGCGGTTGTCAACCAGGTATCCCTCGCAGCGGCGGGAGAATCCGGCAAAACCGTTGCGGACGACTTCAACATCGAAAAACCGGGCTGCGCGGTTGTAGTAGACGCGGCAGTCGTAACGGTTGATCAGGTTGAGGTAGATGCGCTTGTGGTCGCCCTTGAGCCACACATTGGCGCCGGCTTTGACCAGGGCCTCGGCGATCGCGTCGCCTTTGACGGCATCAGCTTTGGCCTGCTCTTCTGCGGCCTGTTTGGCGGCAGCCTCTGCAGCCTCTGCAGCCTTGGCAGCCTTCTTGGCGGCGTGCTCTGCAATCTGGCGGTAGGTATCGCGGAGGGCGATAATGAAGCAGACGCGGTAGGAGTCTTCCGGCCACTTGGCCTTCATCGCCTTGGCGAGCTTGTGGGCGTAAGCAAAAATCTGTGCGTTGGTGATCTGCATCGGTCTTTCTCCTGTGTGCGTCCCGTGTATGGCTAAGTTCTACTACGGGGCTTTTTAGGCGTCAAGATTTTTTTTGAAGGCGTCAAGATTTTTTTTTGAAGGCCTAGACGGGGCGAGGGGTTCCGCTCGTTCGGCCGGTCGTCGGGGGCCGTTTTGGCCGACTGGCCGCGAAAAAAAATCTGCCCACGAATCGCCCGCCGAGGACCGCCAATGATGGGGGCCCGCCACTGCCCGCCACTGCCCGCCAGACGTCCGCCAGACGTCGCCAGAGCACTGGCAGCTGAAAAGGCTTGTCGCGCGTGTGTTTAGGTGGCGCTCGCCATTTCGCCAGTGATTTTCAACTTTCTTTCCAGGCGCGCGTGCGCGCGTGCGTGCGTGTGTGCGTAATAAATTGAAAACGTCTGGCGTTCTGGCGAAGGGGGTTTAAACACAGACAGCAGAACGGTTTTCGGCTGCCACTGCAGTGGCGAGCACTGGCGAGTAGTGGCGAGGGCGCCCAAAGCTCACACGCGGGCGCCGGTTGACGGATCAGGGCCGGCTGTGTACTGTTAACTACACATGGAGGTGACAATGCGCGAGTTTGGCACCGAACACCCGTTCGACCCGGCGATCGCCAGGTACTACACCTGGCAGTACAACCACTATCAGATGCGGCCGGACGCCGTGCAGGCGTTCTGGGCGAGCTTTAACCGCTGGGCTGCGACGCCGTCTGGGCGCAGGTGGCTGGAGTCGGCCCGCCAGGCCAACGCCGTCTACGCGACGATCCGCCGGTGGCATCGACAGCGCATCACGCCGCACCGGCTGCACTTCGTTCGGGCGTGCGAGCTCTTCGGGTGGTCGCTGGTCGACTTCTTCCCCAGCCAGGCTGGGCGCGCCCAGTCAGTGGCGCTGCGTCGTCTGTTCCCTTACTGCGGCAAGTCCGGCGCTGAGCGTGGGCGCCTCGTCCCCGACGCGGCAGATGAGTTTTTCACGGCGTTGGCCCGCCTTGTCGCGGCACCCCTGACGCCGGCCGGCGAAGCGGCCACCCGACTGCGGCTGGTGTATGAGTGGCTGGGGCGTGCCCAGCGGCAACCGGGCGTCAACCTGGCGCCTGATGCTGTGTGCGCCTTCGCTGCGGCGATAGGTCGAAAGCCTGAAGCGTTGCTGCGACTGCCTGGGCAGCGGATGTCCAAAGCGGCCAGGCAGTCGCCCAAGCGAGGACGGCACGAAATGCGGCCGGGCGATGCTGCCTTGTCTGGGCAGCGTCATTTCACTTCGGCGAAGCGCTGCCCTAACGCGGACGGGTGGTCGTTCTTTGGTGGGTGCGCGTGACCGGCGCGGCGGCCGAGGGGCTGGGAGGGGCCCCCTACCCCGTTTTTTTTCGGTTCGGCCAAACCGGCCGACAGCGCCGCCTTCAGAGGTCAACCTTCCCCGCGCCTGGCTTCCGGTCGGTCACTGAGCCCGGGGCGGCCGAGCTGGCCGAGTGGTTATTTCCATTTTGGAAATAGTTGGTTATGTGAAGTATGGCTGAGATGAATACGAG